AGCATCTCTGAGATCGGATAAACTATATGAGGTATTTGGCACTACGCCCGCCTGTCTTATTGCTGGGCATTCTGGAAAAGACACTTTTGACTCTGCTTTCGTCAAAAACATTCTGGTATGTCTATACCCACCTACCTTAGTAGATGATACTCCTGACATGCTCAATTGATTATGTGTATAAAACTTCACTATACTCATTACACTGCTCCTCCATCAGTTATTGTCCAATTATGATCATCGATTAATCTTTGTCTTGCTACAGCGGCTAAACTTCCTGATGAAACAGTGCTAGAAACTGTTAGCAACACATCGTTTTGGACATTTTGTGACTCTATTAAAACAAGTAAGCTTTCATAATTGCTTGATGAGATTGAAGTTCCACTCATAAACAAGTCCATGGAAGTTACATTTTCAAAATTCCACGTATCAATTGAATAGGAATACGGTATACCACGCATCATGCTGGTCATGTTTGTTGCACTTGAGGTATCCCAATCTCCTATGTAATGATTGAACTCACAAAACCTTAGAAACTGTGAGAAGTTTTCTACTTGAGACACATCCCACTTACCTGTATTTGAGGCATTTCTGAAGTTTTGCCCATAAACACTCGCCCCCCAAAACATGGAACTCATGTTAGTAACATTGCTAACATCCCAAGTTAATGGCTTAGTATAAGTACTTGCTGGATCTCCATTGTTAAAAGCTGTTGCAGTTCTGAAAACAGATGCCATATTTATGCATGATGATGTATCCCAATCTCCAACGTATTGGTTAAATACATAAGCATTGTAGAAAAGACCTCCAATATCACTACAACTAGAAACATCAATAGGATCTATACCATTAGTAGCCCTTAATTCTTGATTAAAGGATTCTGCGCTGTGAAAACAGCTAGCTAACGAAGTAACACTGCTTGTATTCCACATTATAGGGCTGGTACTTTCGCCAGGTAGTTCGCCATTATTAAATAGTGTTGTACCGTGTAAAAACAGTGAAGCGTCCGTTACATTAGAAAAATCCCAACTACTTAAATTTTGATTGAATGCAGAACAACCGCTAAATGCAAAAGAAACATCTGTTATACTGCTTGTATTCCAGTTTAAAGGTGCCCCAGATACTCCTGAAGCCGCACCATTATTAAATGTAGAACATCCAAAAAACATTTCCTTAATGGTAGTTACAAGATTTGTATTCCATGCATCAATACCATTAGAAGCATTCAGTTTTTGATTGAATGAAGAACAACCTTCAAACATAGAAGACATGTTCGTTACACTACTTACATCCCAATTTATAGGAACTCCTGTTACACCTGCAGCTTCGCCATTATTAAAATTAGAACAGCCTTGGAACGCTCCTCGCATTGAGTTTACAGAACTGGTATCCCATGCTCCCACATATTGATTGAACTGCGAATCATGGAACATATAGTACATATTTGTTACGTTACTCACATCCCAGTTATCAACTCCATTAGATGCTTTTAACTCTTGGTTAAAGCTGGTTTCGGCAAACAACCTTGAGAAACTAATTACCTCACCAACATCCCACGTTAATGGATTACTTGCTGTATTTGTTGACTCTCCGTTGTTAAACGAACTTGCTTTATAAAACATCCCTGTTATATATACTACTGAGCTCATATTCCAACTAGATAGGTCTTGATTAAATACGCTATCACCTTGGAACATTCCAGTTGTATTTGTTGCACTACTTGTATTCCAACTTGAAACATCTTGGTTAAAAGAAGCATTGTAGAACATGTAAGAGAAATCTGTTACCTGTCCAACATTCCACGCTAAAGGAGAATTGTTATCATTCGCAACATCTCCATTGTTAAATTGTGATGCTCCCATAAACATGTATGACACGTTAACAGCACTGCTCACATTCCAATTAGACAGATTTACGTTGAAGCCAGTGCAACCCCTAAAAGTTTCATGGAAATTAGTTACGCTTGAGACATCCCAATTAGATACATCTCCTGAAAATAGTGTGCAGTCTTTAAATGCTTGCTGCAGAGTGGTTACATTGCTCGTGTTTTTATTATTGAAACCTATACCTTGAAAACTAGCACAACCATTAAAGGCATAACGTAAGTTGGTTACTTTATCAAACTTCCAATTTGTACAATCTGGGTTAATTTGTGAACACCTACTAAAAATACCATGAAGATCTACCGCATTGTCGAAACTAAGACTTGATAAACCTACGCCATCAAACAATTGACAACCAGAGAAAAGACTACTAAAAATTTCTACATGTGATGTCTCCCAAGAGCTAAGATTATTGATTCGATTAAGGTTAGAACAATTCATAAAAGCATAACGAAGATCTGTGCGTAAATCAGGAGAATCCGTTGCCTTAATTTCTTCTAAGTTCGAACATCCACAAAATGATGCAGACACAATACTTGCTCGACCAAACTGATTCACATACGTTACCTTGCTATGATCTGGATTCCAATTTGCAAACGTTGTATAAGGATACCAGCCGAAACGCATGCTCGTATCGCTTGCAGAATCTATTGCACAAAACTTAATTCGTTGTATTCCTGCATTAACATACTTGTGCACCCTACGAGTATGAGTAGTCACTAACTCTACTGATCCATCTCCCCAATCTACAACTATATCTTCGCCAGCATACATCGTCATACTGTTAGTATCGCTACTATCAGTATCCGTTATTGTAGTATCTACTTCTACAATGGTCCAATCTTCTTCTAGAATATCAACGGAATTTTCATAAAGACCTTCCCAAGAATTATAGTGATAGACATCTTGTTTACCCCAAGTATCAGGTAGTATTGGGTTTATTATATTTCCTGCAATATTACCGTTATTGTGATATAATACTGTACCACTCCCTTCATTAAACGCGGCATGAATAGGTTGACTACCGCCACTTTTAAAATTGAAGAATTTGCTAGTCGATGGTGATAATGGCACACCATCATCTGAATTATACGCAGCTAATATTTGACAACCAGGTTCTCTTGCATTAGCATGATCTCCAGTACCATTATCAGTAAATGTGATATTCCAATTTTGAGTATAATTATGAAGTGTAATACCACTTTCATAATTAGGATTAATTGTTCTATCAATTTCATGATGTATTACTAAACGACAGTAGTCATCTGTCTGTATGGCATTAGGTAAGTTTACATTATATGTAGAACCATTAAATCTGTATGTTATTACAGAATTGGAATTTGTTATTAATACCCTTCTATTATTAGAGTTTTTCAATCCAAAAATAGCTTGGTCTAATGAATTATTATCTATAAATATAAAGCTGATTTCTTGAGGTCTTACAGAGTTAATTAGTTCTATATGTGCTACACCATCACCTTTAAAACAATTCGCCTCCACCAATTGTAGTGGGTATTTAATTTTACCTTTTTGATCTAATAAGGAATTTTTAGCATCTCTTCTGCTATCTTTTGCATTAAAAGGTATTTTAACTTCCCCATCAATTTTAAAGTCATCTATGTACAGCTTAGACAAGCCTGCTTCATCAGATGTAAAATAGAAATTATCTATAGAGGCCATTTCTTTCCCATAATAGTATGCTGTCTCTACCCTCGTATTATTGAAGACTAGTGAATCATTTTCTATTAAGTTAAGTCCTGGTTCTAAACGTAACTCAAGTCTAGCATAGGATAGTAAATTATGAACCATCCATAAACTATTTGCTACTCCGCCATTAGCATCTAGTGCGGCTTGATATACCTCATCATACGTAGCATCTGGTAAGAGTAATAAATCATCTATTTCATCTTGTCTACTTTGAATCTTTAATTGATCATAAAACGCCTTTAAAGATTCCATTGTATAGCTATTACCAATAGGTACTAGTAGGCTTCCGTTCGGATCGTTATTGGCTAAGTTAGCAACGACTCCGTTTATAGCATTAATTGCATCATTATTATAAACTCTTAAGTACCCACCTTTTTCCACATATATTTTAGCCCTAAACCGACCTGTTGACAGGTGGGGATTTAGATCTCTAAAGTTAAAAGTTAACCCAGATTGATAACACGCTGCATAGTAACCTTCCCCATCGTTATCATCATAGAACCCTGCCGTTTGACTATTTGGGGTATTTCCTAAGTTAATAGTACCATCTAAGTTGTATAAATCTCCATTTGACTCACATAGGTTATTCACCCAAAAAGTTGCACTATAACTATTACTCGAAATACCAAAAGGATACCTAGCCAAAACATTACTAAAACTTGGATAGTTAATAACTCCGTTATCTGGCAAATTCAATAGTGTACTGTAGTTGGTATCACTCTTAATCTCTTGAGTATCTAAAAGGTTTATTGGTGTATATCCTTTTTCATTTAAGAAACTATAAGGCACATCTATATCAGTAGTATGAAAAACTTCTGGGTTTGAATCTACAATAGTTGCATTTAGTTTATTCCCACTAGAATCATAAGAAATAGTTCCATCTCCTTCTTCACAGGTATACCACCTAATCTCACGACCAGTTGGTTCAAAACCTATATATGGTTTGTAAGCATCATTGTACTCTCTAACATCCCATATACATCCGTTTGACCCGTTCAGCAACTGGCTCAAAGACAAACTAATCATCTGTTGAGAAATTAAACCAAAGGAATTAAACGTAGCTTCTAGTTTATCGTCAACATAAAGTTTAACCAGACATTCCCGCGAAGAGTAGTTTGTAGCAGTAATGCTTACAGCAATTTTAGCAAACCTTGATTCACAATCTACACTAGACACTGAAACAAATTGTTCCGAAAAACTATCACTAGCTGAATTACGGTAAGAAAGTTTTAGTCTGTAAACCTCATTTGTGTATTCTAGTTCTAAGTTATTTATTGGGCTTTCATTGCTGAATTCAGCAATGAAAGCATTTTGTGATCCACTTGCTTTATACCAAAGTGAAAAGCTTTGTGAATCTCCTGTTTTCGTGATTTTGTAAATAGTGCTTGAAGAAGGACAACTAACGTATGCCGCATCTCCACCTCTATAGCATCTACCTGGAAACACTTCTCCAGATCTATCTCCAATGGAAGACTCTATTCTTCCATCAACTTTTGGCGTATGATAGTCGTCATTAAACCAACTACCTACAACGTGTTGTGGCGCGGGAATTTTTGGCTTCATTACATATTTGAGTATTCAAGAGACAACACGTATTGATCTGCCCCAATTACGGTTACTAAAAAGGAATCTACCAATCCTACTTTTTGACTTAATAGTGGTATTACGCCATCTGGCAAATAGATGTAAGGAACTATATTGCCATCAGCCATATCGCTTTCAATTGATTGAGATTGATAACCTTGTGTTGCTTTATAAACACGAGTTGATTCTATAAACCCACTTGATGAAAGCTTTTGATACAAAAAAACATCCCCCTCATTAACAGATATACCTGCCGTAGGGTATGACGGTGCCAATGTTAGCCCATAAGAATATGTTCCATCTTGAGATAAGGTAAAGCGATAAGCATGCCCTACTTGCCCGCCTTGAATTTTCAACTGAGAAACTCCTTCTTCTAATGAAACGGCATTAAACTGATATTGACCTAAGTCTATCATCAACTCTCCGTATGCAGAATGCGTAACAGCATTAGGCTTGTAAGTATCAAACTTATCCTGATCTGCCATCTCTACCCAATTACTATTGGCTATTCCACCTACAAGTCTGTAATGTTTTTGACTTCCGTCAGATTGTACTTCTGTGGTAAACAATCCAGGATACCTTGTTGCTTCAGGTATATTTTCTTTTGAATCATATTCAGCCTTAGAATAATCTCCGACTACTTCATGAGGTTGCAGTGGTGCATCCTCTACACGTATTATTTGTGCTGGCAAACCAGCTTTTGCTACTCCGTTACTCATGACAAGGTGATTTTATAGTTCGCTGAACTTGGAAAAGGCGCGGTTGGCTGGTATCTGTAATATTTATACTCTCGCTCATTGGTTCCATCAAAGCTTTTCACCAAAATTGTGGCCTCGCTTGACTTAAAAACATCAGTTTGAGGCACAGAAAGTGTTCCTTCAAACATTACCTCGCTTAATGATTTACCCGGAGGTATTACTATATCAATGGATGTGTCTCCAGCTTCAACAGGAATATTAATGGTGTTTACATTATCCCACACATCATTACTCATAGCACGAACTCCGTCTGAGTCAGTTAGCTGAGTTCCATTCTTTTGGTACCTTGTTTTGTAGCGAACACTAATTGATTTTGCACTCGATTGAACTTCACCAGCTTGAATTGGAGTTCCTGACGGATTCCCTAGGTTATCATACTTCTGCAGACCTTGCTCGTAACTTATACGCGTAGTGTAAGAAAGGGTTTCAGGCTCATAATACACCTGACCTCCATGCACATAGTTTAAATCTCCAGAGTCTGAAGAGGAATGAATTTCTGATCCATTTTCAATAAAATGCACTCTATTGAAATCGCCCGCATCTTGTTTCTGGTAAATTGCATTGATATTAGCTGCAAACTCTTGTCCTACTTCATAAGTAGTTGCACCATCTAATCTTAGCGACAATGTTGGTGCCTGATAAGAAGCTGGCACAACCGTAGTAAGCATGTTGGTAATAACCTGAAGCAAGGTAGTATCACTGCTTACAACTGTATTATTGGTATACATTCCAACCCCTTCACCTTTTACAGTAATGTCGGATCCTAACTTTAAATTAGCAATAGACTGGCTATTGATTTGATTAAGTAAGAACGAAGCTTTATCGTTCAACTCGGTTTCTAGATGATCAAAATTGCCATCTAACTCTTCAAAGGTTAATGGGGTGTTTTGATCTTTATCTCTTCTTCTAATAAGTGCCATGATTAATACACGTATTTTATTTCGACATAATTGCTTGCTATATATCCATCGTTCACGTAAATCATGCTTGATTCTGGTGGTAATTCAAAATAGCTAGCAGGGTTATGGTGTGTAGCAGAAAAATATGCTACTACATCTGTGTTCATTGGTACAGATGCCACCAACAATGTATCGCCTGGTTTGGCTTCATAATCCCACGGCAGATTGTTGTCTGCTAGTATTTGTGCAATTCCTTCTGGACTTCCAAAATACTGCAGCGCTATATCTAGTAAGGTTTGATTATGAAGTACTGTTATTCTTTTTTTACCCATAGGTCACTTCTAATAGTAAGGTTCCGTCTGGTTTCATTTCAAGTTCTTTTACGATCCCTTGATCTTTTTCAACTTGAAGTCCTATTTCGTTTTCGAGTTTTACTCTAGTAATGTAGGTGAGTGGACTACTGAGATAATCTTCTAATCCAATACCGGTAGTTGGCGCATACTTTAAATCGCCTTTATTGGTCAACAAAAGCAATTCCGCATTCTGCTGATCTGTATTTCCAACGACTAAGCCATCTGTAATTCGAATGTCTCCATCGTTATCTAGCATGATTCCTTTAGCCATGAGTTACATTTTCATTTTCTAATCCGTCCCATTTTTCAATATCCACCACAGCCGCAAGTGATCCTTTAATTGCCGCAATTAAACTTGCACCAGAATCAGTTGGCGCAGAAGGCGCAGCAGTATTTAGGGCATCATATAAAGCATCAACACGCGCAGTCAGCTTCTCTAATTGTTCTACAGCTTTGGGCCAGTTTACAACACCTCCATTTGAATCGCCATTTAGCTTTATAGTTGGTGATTGTAGCCAGATATCATCAACTTCAGAGAAGCTGACAATGTAGTTACTGTTCGGATTGTTATTGATCAATCCTACTAGTACAAAACTGCCAACCTTAGGAAGTATAAGCATCCCTTCTTGGCTGCCATCTATTACACTTCTAATTCGTACTTTCAACCTGTTCGGCTTACCTTCCATACTTACTTCACAAGCATAACCTTCGGCATCAACACTCTCTACCTTGGCTAATACAACCTGATTTGGAACAGATCTTTTCACCATTCTTTCTACATAATCATTCACTCCATTCATATGGCTCTTTCTCCTAATGTTACTTCTTGTCGATAACCATTCAACCCGAAAGTGTAAACCACTTTTTCTGCGTAGTACTTTCCTGATTTTTGACTCTCTTCTCCATGTATCAACTCAATGATATCTCCATGTCGCACTGTTTTCAACCCAAAAGCAGTGAACGAACCTCTAAAGCCATCGTACTTGATCTTTTTTATTTCTCGTTCTGCAATAGCTTTTAGTTCAGCTTCACTTTCTATTCCATAGAAATTAAGCGTTCGCTGATCTCCATCTTTATCTCCAACCGTAGCAGTAACTTCTTCACCATTTTCTTTATGCGAAGTAGCTTGAACTTGAATTTTAACATCTTCTTCTCTTTTATACTCCAGTTTGTCTTCGATAAACTCGCCCTCAACTTTAAAGGATATCACATTTTGACCTCCAGAAGAGTAAGGCTTGCCAATGATCAGTTTTCCCTTTCTGAAAAAGCTGTGAATAGAGAATTGCTTTTGGATTTCCTGTAACACCTGTGATTTACTTAAGTTATCAATCCCAAATGTCCCTAACTCAGCATCCAGATAATCAGTGTTGTATTCGCTAAACCAATTATCAACTACCTTTTTAATAGTCATTGCTTCTCCAGAATCACTTACATTACCAGACTTTAGGTTGTACATTTCATCTTCACATTCAAACACCAATGGCGTTCTAGGATGAACTCTTGAAACGTAACCCTGAAACAAGGAAACTAAACTTCCATTCGCGCTCAGCGATATGCTAACAGGAGAACCAACAGGAATGTGATCTAGCAATTTGTGAACAGATTTTTTACGATCTGTTCCATCGGCAAGTTTGATATTAGCAGGCAAGGTAATCTTGGCTGTATCTGTTTGGTTTTTCCAACTTGACTCAATAACAACATTATTCACCCAAGACAAATCCAAATCTCCAAGCTTTATATTACAAGTAGGCACTAACATTACACAGTAAGTATTGTAGCCTCATCGCTTAAAGCTGAAAAACTGTAGGCTTGGATGTTTTGAAAAGGAGTATTTGGAAAACTATAATCAGTTACAACGATGCTGTAAATACCCAGTTTGTTCAATACCTCATGTATGATAGGTATAGCTTGCTTGGCTTGCATAAAAGAGTTCATTTCCGTAACCTTTGATTTAGGATAACCAACTCCTTTGTTTGCTAATACGCCTGTTACCTCTATAGACCAATCTCCGTTATTGATAAACTCTTTAACACTATGATCATAACCTTGTAGCTCGGTAACTACTACTCTGCGCTTACGATTAATATTTACAATTGCAGAATCTAGCAACAAGTCTCCACTTGTTCCCTCAACTTGTTCAAGTAATAGCGCTTGGTAAATAGGTAAGCCATCGAATGCTGTATCTGGTGAATATGCGGGTGTTTCTGCTTCAAACAGTTCTAGATCATAACCACGTATTGCATTCTCTTCTGGCTTTTGCAATACCACATTATCATAACCAGTAATTTCCTTTGTAGTTTCTTCAAGAGCTTGATCATAAGCTACTGGATCGTTTGCTGATAGTAACCTATTGACTGCACTTGCTAATCTAGGTGTATAGCCTTTTATCCCAATCTTTCCTAATATTTCTGGTATTGTGTATTCCATTATACTGTTGTTTCAAAGTCTCTCACTCCATTTAATAGAGCACGAGAAATCATTTCTCTCAATCTTCCCTCGCTCTCTTCAATTGTAGTAGAGCTAATTGTAAATGAGTTGATTAGATTCTCAATTGAGACGTTTACATTCTTACCTGTTCCACCTCCGGCAGCAACTTCACTTCCTGTGGTAGCTGATGTAGCAACTTGATTTTGAGGGCTTGAGGTAACCTGGTTATATTCGGTAGATGAACTAGTTGATTTCGAAGAAGTGTTTCTTTGTTGTTCAGTTTTTCTTTCTTTTTCTCCCTCGATTTCCGCCTCAGTCTCTTCGTCAGTAACAAGATCATTTTCCTCTCGAAACTTCTTAATATCTTCACTAAAGTCGCCAGCAATTCCAAGTCCAGGAATTTTACTCAACCATCCAAGTAGTTGTTGCACAGGATATAAGATAGCATCTAAAAGAACTAGACCAATACGTTTTAAACCAGCAATTATCCCATCATTTTGAAAGGCTTCAACGATACTATCCCAGTGGCGCACAAATGACATAACCAAATTGACAATCATACCTAACGGCCCCATAACAACTGTTAAGGCAGCCCCCCACTCATCGTACTTCATTACCACCGCAGTAATGATGGCAATTAAAGCAGCAATGGCTAGAACAATCAATCCAACAGGATTAGCATCCATAGCAATGTTGAGTCCGATCTGAGCAAAAGTCATACTCTTCAGCATAGGTAGAATACCAGATATTGATTTCCCTAAAACACCGAAATTCATACCTCTCATACTGGATTTCACTCCAGACATTGCTTTACCTAGCCCTCCAAAGCTCATCCCTTTCATACTCGACTTTAAACTTGAAAATCCTTTGGACACTCCTCCTAAATTCATTCCGTTAAAGGAATCTTTCATCCCAGTTAAGGCCTTATTAAGAGGATCCTTAAATTGATCTACCGCCTCAAATGTTGAGGACATTATATTACCTACTGTTTCAGTAGTTTTAAGGACATCACCTATTGAACCAAAGTTCTCTGAAATTACAGTTTTAACCTCTGCTAAATAGGTCTTGAAAGAAGTCATGAAACCACCTTTGACCGGCATTTTACCTAGATCAACAGAAAGCCCAGACACTCCCTCAGCCATTAGTGCCTGAGCCTCTGAAGACTTAACACCAAAAATTGACTGTAATAGCTCATTTTTTGCTTCAGCAGTTTTTCCACCAAGATTCTGGTTCACCAACTTTACTGCATCCAAGCCTGACAATCCTTGAAAGTCAGAAGAAGCTACTCCAATCTCTTTAAGAGCTCGAACTTGTTCATCAGAAAAACCAGAAATAGCAGAAGATACTTTTGTCAACCCAGCCAACATTTCACCCGGATTAATGCCTTTTTTAGTAGCTTGAGCTATCAAGGCAATTCCTTCAGATGCTGTATATCCTGCACTTTTGATTTGTGGCGCAAAAGCTTTTAATTGAGAAAGCATTAAGCCTCCTGCATTTCCCCCTCGTTTGTATCCATCTTCAATTACAGTAAGGTTTTCCTGAAATGAACCACCTAAATCTTTTGATAGACTATTTGCTACTGCCGCAATAGATTCACCACTATCACCGTATACATTTTCCATACGGTATAAATCTTTAGTGACTTTATTCAGGTCTGCATTGTGCTTAACGACAAAATCCTTCGTAGAATCTTTAAGCTTATCATAAGTCTTAGTAAAATCAAAGACCTTGTTCAGCTCTCCAGCCACCTTAGTAACAGCTGAGATATTCTTTGCCATTTTAGCATAAACGGACTCATCAGGTTCCTTTGTCTTAAGTTCAATTTCTAGCGATTCATACGCCTCTATCTTCTGTAGACTTAGATCTAAACCTTTTACAGAATTACTCAAGCTTTTAGCAGTTAACTCTGTACTAGATAAAGACGATTTAAACTTAGCGATCCCTTTTACTGACTTTCCTGCCTGATCATTTATTTCCTTCAACCAACTAATTGCTTCCATTTCCTTTTTCATTTCCAAAGGCTATTGCAAGAGCCTTTAACACACTATTTTGCATAATTCTAGCATCAAGAAGCTTGATGTATTGAGCTTCGCTTAATAATTCGATGAATTCTTCGTCAGAAAGAGCCCAGGGGTCGACATGGAATACATGTCGAATCAATGCCGCCCCCTGGCTCAAGTGGTTAGTTTTGCTATCCGGGTCTATTTCAAACCCGGCTAGAGCTTTTTTATAGAAGCCTGTTTTTTCTTAAACAGTTTCCCTATTAACTCAATGCATGCTAACCTCGCTTCATCGTCATCTTTAATCTGTTCATCGCCTCCAACCCAACAATTCTCGAAAAGAACATCTCCGGCTTTAATTGGGTCATTTTCAATGAACTTTGCAGCTAATGCTAAAACTCTTCTATCCGGCTTTTTGAAATAGGCAAAGGCCTCTTGATCTGCTTCTATCTCTACACACACTTCGTGTACCTCTCCGTACTTGGCTTTCCACTGCTTAATTTGTGACTCTGTTGCGCTCATTAGATCCAATCTATATGTGAAACAATTAATTCTAATGCTACTGATACACTAGAGTCACCTTGACTCATTTCACGCTTATTATCTTTAAACTCGCAGTTGCGAAGAGTATGCGTTACTAATGCATCTTGACCATCTGGCAGGTATGCCACTACGATATCAAAAGTTTCGATATCAGAAAGGTGTTTTTGAGCACCTACTGCTCGCTGAATAGCATCTACTTCAAACCCTAGCAATGTGACACTTGCCGTTGCTTCATAGTTCCCTCTACCTCTAGCTACAGGATATTTACCTGCGCCATAGATATTCTCTTTGTTCTGAGTTTCGCTGTAGCTGATTGCGGTTACACCTTGAACTGTACGTCCAAGAATCTCAATTTCAATACTTGCCCAACTGTGTCGGGTTCCGTTAATTAGTGGTGTTTGACTTGACATTTTTTACTTGTTTTTAGAATGGGTTCTTAAATCCGATAGTTGCTGTAATAGTTCGAGCTGTTCCAGTAGGTACAATTTCGAAGCTTACTAGAAGCTCTGAAGTAGAAAGAATGTTTTGCTCTGGATTTACATATACATCAATCCCGCTTACTTCCTGATTGCTTAATAATTCTTCTAACGCTTTGCGACCATCCATCTCAATAGATTTCACAACAGCAGGAGACAAGAAACCTGTTTCTTGATCTACCAATACAGGTGAGTTTAAGCGAGGCAACAGTGCTTGACGAATAGCGCGAACAGCTTTATTCATTACTCGATTATTCTCAATAAAAGCAAAATCACTTGTTTCTTCAGTACATGTAAATGAATCATTGAAGTAAATACCCGCTTTACCCGCATGAGTAGTATAGAAAATAGCACCTCTACCATGTTGAGTTTCGATATCTCCAGAACTAATCTCTGTCAATAACTTTCCTTCAATCGCAGCATCAGTTAAACTTCCTCCGTATACGTTGAATTTCTTAACCCAGCCAATATTTTCATTAACTGCAGCTGCACTTACAGTTCCTAACAACGCACCAACTGCAGCATATCCAATAAATTTATGAATTGGAGCCTCTGGTGTTCCAAAGTTCACTGTTGCCACAGAGTGACTTTGACCAATCATTACTGAAACTCCTTCAGCATTTTTAAGCTTAAGATTTAAAGGATCTTTATTAGACCCATCCAGTGTAACAGTATTATCCCAAAGCTTCCCTTCTAGCAACACATGTAAAGGACGATGCTTTGCATATTCATCCTTTACTAAGTCTTGAGCTGCAGTGATAGCCGCCTTTAGCGCAGTAGTATCAGCTGTAGGTGTTGCAGATACGCTTGATAAATCTGGATTGTATGCTACAGCTAATTGCTTAATCTTTCCTTCAGCATCAATCAACAACTTTTTGGCATAGCTTTCATTTGTCTTCAATACCATTGCATCAAACCCAACGGTTTGAGCTACTAACATTAAAAACACATCTGCATTAGGGTTAATTCTGAATACTTCGTTCAAATGTTCAAAAACCAATACCTCATTTGTAGAGTCATACTTCGCGTCAATTCCCAGAGCCAATACGTCATCAATAGATTTTACTCTATAAACAGTACCTAAATCTAACTTATCAGCAACGGCAACACCATTGGCAATAAAACCACTAATGGCATCTCCACTGTCGGCTCTTCTTCCTAAGCCACCAGTCTTCTTAATTATTCTTACATCATTCATTATGATATTATTTTTTTTGTTTGTTATAACACTCTTAGCTTTTTCGCTATGTTAAATCCGATCAATACAATTACTACCAACATAAACAAGGAAATACACACATAATCTAACCACGTACCTCTGCTCACTTCCTTGATTACTTCCTCTTTTGTATTTCTACTTTCGGTAATAACTTTTTGATACTTTTTTTGCAGTATTTTAAGTTCCTTTTTCACACTATCACAAATACACTCGACTCGGGAAACCTCTCCTTCTTCATATGAAACCAACATGGTTGTTTGACCACTAACTATAGTATCAGTCCCGTTCATTGTATTTGTAGTAGAGATATCTAATGTCACTTTACTTGATGGTATGCTTAAAAGCGTGTCTAATTCCAATACTTCTAGACTCATCATTTCTTCTTTGGCCCATTCTTCAGATTGCTGAATCATATGCTTTTTAGTACCACAAGCAGAAAGCGCTATAAATAGTATAATACCGCAAGTTTTATTCATTATTTAGTAATAGATATTTCTTTCCTTAACTTCACGTTTTCTAAGGTCAATTCCTGTACCTTTACCTCCAACACTTTCAACTCCTTTAAGAGTTCATCATGTTTCTCTATTAGTTGTAGGTAATCATTCCTTAAATCCTTCAATTGTTCTTGCCATGTTTCAGCATTTTCTCTCCACATTCTTGTAGCACTCTCAATATTTTTTAGCTCTATTCCTTGTGTATCTACAAGCTCTCTTCTCCTTCTAAAAAACCACCCAGCAAAACCTCCTCCTATCGATGTAATTACAGGCGCCAAAATCATTAGTAAATTCTTACCTAAGTCCATAAGCTAACCCCGTTAAGCCCAACCATTCTTGGACATTAAAACTCGGACAAGCTTTTGACGATACCTCGTTATGTCCTATGATTCTCGTTATCCCGTAATTCGCAATAAGCTCTGCACACTTCAATTGCATAGAGATTAATTGTTCCTGTGTTCTGGTATCTTTCGGTTTTCCATTGTCATCAACTCCACCGATATAGCATAATCCATAACTTGAACTATTGTAGCCGTAAGCATGAGCTCCGAACTCATCCATTACATCGCCATCTGCGTCTAAATCTCTTCCATTAACAACTGTACCATCTAGCTCAATTACCCAATGGTATCCGATAGCTCTCCAGCCTTTCTGCTTATGCATTCTTTCAATGTCGTCTCTACTAAAGTCTTTGCCTTCTGGAGTAGCCGAACAATGAATAATAAGTGTATCTTTATACATACTGTAGTGATTAGTAAATAATAACAGTAAATTCGAATATTGTATTAACTCATACAAAAGAGTGTTTCATCAAATTCACTACGCAAATTTCCAACAAGATTTTTAGAGAAAAAAATCAGCCTCACTTGAAGCGATATAATTGATCGTATTTTACGGGTAAAAACACCGTATTAAATGAGCATAATTTTTTACAACCAGTAGATAGTTGGATCTTTGAATACACTAATTAAATAAATAAGTATTATGTATTCAAAATGGCTATCAGCTATATCAGATTTAATCACTACAGAAGTCAACAGCATATCAAGTGTAGGTTTCTACAGTAACCAAGATGTGTCTTTGACTTTAGGTGAAGTTTCGACATTACCAAAGGTTTATTTAGAACTAGAAGAATCAATAAATTGGGATTCCTTATCCAATGGTCTTGACTCTGCAGCAACAGTTTTAACAATACGAATAACAAATGCGAAAGGAAGTAACTCGGCATTACTTGATCTTGCCGATGAAATACATCTTGCAATTCAAAACGAAAAACTCAAAGATAATGGTGAATCATTCTCATCAAGTTTAGTGCTTAGTTCCAGTAGTTCAATTCTTCAGTTTGATCATGCCCAAACATTAACATTGAGCTATCAAACTACTATCTACAGAAAAATATCGAAAAAGACTTTTGTTAGTCTAACTCCAGATCTTAAAATTAACCATTCTATATAAGCTCAAAAAAAAGGAGTCAGTAGACTCCTTTTTAACTATTTAAATATTTCTTATTAAGCCCTACTCAAAATATCTTCAATAGTTCTCGATGACAAGTAAAACTCATCAGACAACATAGCTAAGACAGCATTAGTTGTGTAAAGCCTCACACCACTCTTATGCCTCTTAGAACATAATACTTGGAATCTTTTTTGAATTTTTTTGTTGCGTGCAGTTAATCTTCCTTCCCTTGTTTTTTTAGCAGTCAT